GTCGTCGTCGACCTCGACGCCCACCGCGAGACCCACGAGGTCCCGTCGTCGACCCCTGCTCCGGCCGCCCCGAGGCGGTCCTCGCCCAGGGTCCCACCGAAGTGGACAGATCCCCAGTGGGGCACCGTCTACCTCGGCCGGGACGGCAAGGCTGAACCACTGGAGCGATTCTCCGAGTGGAGGCTCGCCGGGCAACCCACCATCCCCGTCCCCGACGACCTCGACGCCGTCGGCCAATGAGAGGAACACCCATGCCAGACCTCGCCACCCTCGTCGACGGGCCCGACGACTTCGTCAAGGCCCCACCCATCTGGGACCAGATCGCCCAGGGCGTCACCGTCCCCATCCTCGCCGCCGACGGCTGGCACTTTCTGTCCGCCCACCGAGTCCGAGCCGCCCTCGGCCTGCGCGACCCCGCCACCAAGAGCACCGACCGGGGTCCCTGGCACTCCGACGGGTCCAACCGCTCAGGAAAGACCTGCACCACGCTCGTCGACTGGTAACAGACCGCTCGACCAGGGACCGACCAGAAAGGGGAATCCTCCTGCTTCACCCAGGTCGAGAGCCGATGGCCCGAATCTCGGCGGGCGCGATCGGAGCTGACATCGGTAATCGCTTCGGCCGAGTGCCAGCAGGGGCCGGGGAGTCTCGTATCCCCGGCCCCGCCCAACACACTCCCGCGCACCAGCGCACAGACACGAAAGGAACCAACCATGAGCGCCACAGACACATGGAACCAGGCACAGCAGCACCGCATCGAGAGTGAACGCGAAGACCTCAAGAAGGCCCAGCAGCTCGCCGACGCCCGAGCCCGAATGGACCAGGCCGCCGTCGAAGCATCCCCCTTCATGAACATCAACATCGAGGAGAACTGACATGTCCATCATCACGAACACCAACGCCTACCCCGCATTCGAGAGGGTCATCCGCGCCGGGAAGACCGGCATCCCCGAATGGCTCGCGATCGTCGCCGAACTCGAAGGCGAACGGGCCGCCAGTTTCGAGCAATCCATGATCCCCATCCGTGCCCGGCGCAAAGTCTGGGACCGCGCCCACCAAGTCGTCACGGAAGCCACGCGCCTCATCCAGGCGGGCTCTTTCCATGTCAACCTCGACGGGTCATCCCACGCCGACCCCGCCCTCGTCCGCCAGGGCAACGAGCAACTGAACGCGCTCGCCGACGAACTCGGCGTCGACTACGTGCGCGACCTCGACAACAAAAACTTCCCCAGCACGTTCGACTACGCCAACACGGTGCGGCCGGAGCCGCCCATCAGCGGGAACAGAATCTCCCTCGACGCTCGCGACTACCGCAAGGCCGTCGACCAGATCATCACCGAGGCCACCTTGGACACGATCACGAAGGCCCTCGACGACTACCGGGCCTCCCTCAAGTAACACCCCCTGGGCCAGCGTGAAGGCCGAGAGGCACTCCACCAAGGGGCGGCCCGCCCACCAAGGGTCAGCCGTCTGGACGCGGTGACGCCGACCCCTCAGTGGCTCCACCAGCACGACCTCAACTGTCGACACAACGACACTGACAACCAGCACGACCAGAAACGAGACCACGACATGCGGCCAGGCGACCCACGCAACCAGTACAACTACCGACGCAAGCGGCGCCACATCCTCGCCGAAGCCGAAGCCTCAGGACTCACGCTCTGCACACTGTGCCGTCGCCCACTCGACTGGACAGCATGGCACCAAGGACAACGCTCCCTGCTCTCGCCCGAAGTCGACCACATCGTGCCCATCAGCCTCGGAGGAAACGTCCACGCGGACGAGAACCTGCGCGTGATCTGCCACGACTGCAACCTCAGACGAGGCAACCGACTGTTCACACCATCGTCGCCTAGCAGCGCACCGACCGCCTGGACCGTCACCCGAGACCCAGCATGACCACGATCCGAGACACCGGGCACCATCCCCCCACCCCCACCGACGCGACGGCCCGGAGGCACTCGCCGGATCGTTGCGCGACCACAGACCGATTCCTCCCTCTGAAAGGACATGACCGATGAAGAAGACGACGAAGGCGCCCAGTGTGCTGGGCAAGGAAGGCCGCGAGCTGTGGGCGGTGATCGTGACGAGCGGCGACTACGAGCTGAGCGAGCCGGAGCTGGTCTTGGTGCAGGAGGCGTGCGAGTGCCGGGACATGATCCGGACGTTGCGTGACGCCGTGGCCCGTGACGGGATTCTGATCCCCAGCTCTCAAGGTGAGCGGGCGCACCCGGGGATCGAGGCGGCGCGCCAGTACTCGGTGCGCATGTCCCAGATCCTGCGCCAGCTCGGGGTCGGTGATGACGAGGAGGTGAAGTAGCGGTGAGACGGAAGGTGAGTCCCACGCCGGTGGGGGAGAAGTCTGTCGTTCAGCGCGTGCTCGACGGGGACGTGGAGCCGGTGTCGTGGGAGGCGTGCCTGGTGGACGTGGAGTGCCCGCCCACGTTCCACGTGTCTCCGGCGCGCGCCGTGGCGTCCTACGGGCCGTCCATGTGGGAGCTGGCCGAGTACCTGCACATGCCCCTGGATGACTGGCAGAGGGCTGTCCTGAACGATTGGGGAGCGATCGACGAGGACGGGCGGCCCGCGTGCATCACGCACGCCGTCGAGGTGCCGAGGCAAAACGGGAAGGGCACGTGCCTGGAGGTCTTCGAGGTGTTCCAGATGCTGCGTGGGCGGGCTGTCTTGCACACGGCGCACTTGGTGACGACGGGGACCTCCCACTACTTCCGGTTGCAGCGTCACTTCGGGCGCGCGGCTCACGACCCGATCGCCGAGTTCCCGGAGCTGAACCGCTTGGTGGATCGGATGACCGGGCAGTTGGGGTCGGAGCGTATCGGCCTGGTCAACGGTGGAGGCGTGCAGATGTCGTCTCGGATGAAGGGGTCGGCGCGCGGCACGACCCAGGATGTCCTCGTCTTCGATGAGACGCAGGACCTGTCGGAGCCGACGCTCAACGCGATCATCCCGACCGCGTCGGCGGCCCGGAGTGGGGAGCCGGAATGGATCTATACAGGGACCCCGCCGTCCCCGGAGGTGCAGGGGTCGACGTTCACGAGGATCAGGGCGGAGGCGCGGTCTGACGACAATGGGCGCTTGTCGTGGTCGGAGTGGTCGGCGCCCGACGAGGGCACCCTGGATTTGGACGACCGGGCGGTGTGGCGGGCGACGAATCCGGCCCTGTCGTCGGGGCGCCTGTCCCTGGATGCTGTCATTGCGGAGCGGGACCGCCTGTCTGACAGTGGGTTTGCCCGTGAGCGGTTGGGCCGGTGGGACCGAGTGGTCGCCCAGGGCACGAGGGCGATCCCAGCCCGGGCGTGGGAGGCGTGCCAGGCCAGGCCGCCCAAGCAGTTTGTGGAGGCAGTGGGAGTCGCGTTCAGCAAGGATGGTCTGCGGTTCGCGGTGGCCGTGGGGAAGCTCGACGAACGGGCCAGGAGGGTCCACGTCTACGTGGACGGCTACGGGTCGACGGAGGGTGGTTTGGGGGCGATGGCCGACGAGCTGGAGCGTGGGCGGGACCGAGTCGCCATGTTCGCCATGTCGGGGCGTGGAGGGTCGGAGACCCTGGTGCAGCTCCTCCATGACCGGGGTGTGCGCAACAAGCGCCAGGTGCACATCATGACGACCGGCGACTACGTGACGGCGTGCTCGATGCTGTTCGACGGCGTGATGAGTGGCGCGGTGACTCACCCGGCGCCCGCCGACCCGGCGACGGATGTCTTGGAGGCCTCGGTGCGGATCTCGGACAGGAAGCCTCGGGCGGGCGGTTGGGGATGGGCCTCGACCGTGGAGGGGGACATGGACGAGCTTCCTCTGGAGGCTGTCTCAGTGGCGGTGTGGGCGGTCAGGACGACGAAGCGGAGGCCCGGCCGTCAGCAGGTCATCATGTTCTGACCCGAGGCTGTGCCCACAACGAGGTGGGAACCTCGGTCCCCTTGATTTCCCCTTGACAGGATCGAAATGGCTTGGAGGTTGGCAACGTCGCCAACGTCGAAACTCGCTTGATC